ACCGTCGTGACGCCGGTCTGGCTGTTGCGGTCAACCTCGGCCAGCATCGGCGGAAGGATGGACCCGTCAGGGGCCTCGCCACCGAGCACGACCTGGCGGGATGGGTCGTCGACGGCCGGCAGCATGTCGGCCCAAACGATAGACCCGGCACCGAGCAGGCCGCCCGTGTAGTCGGTCCCGTCGTCGGTCACCTTGGTCGTACCGTAGATGGGCACGTCGTTCACGAATCCCCGGAAGATGCCGCCAGAGAAGGCAGCGAGGCGACGGGCCTCGTCGCCGTACTGCAGCTGACCGCCGGCCGACGTGAACAGGTTGCTCTCGAGGTCGCTGACCTGCTTCACGTGGTACAGCGCGAGAGGTGCGCCAGTGCCGCCCAGGCCGAGCGAGCCGAGCGCACGATACGCCGCGACGCCTGCAAAGTGCGTAGCCGCGGAGAGCGCCACACCGGTCGAGCCGACGCTGCCGGACGCGGAGGTCATCGCAGAGGCGACCATCGAGAGGAAGCGGGTGCTTGCTGCGACGGCCATGTCCTGACCGAACAGCTCCGACGGGCTGAGCGCGTCGCCGGTGATGTTCCGCAGCAGGGAGGTCGTGTCACGGGTCAGCAGCTGGCCGGCGACGGTGGCCGACACCTTGCCGGACGCGATGGTGGTACCCGCTGCGCCAGTGCCCTCGGTTTCGGCCGCCATCTCGTTGGCGCCCAGGCCGTAGGTCGGACGCTGCACGACCTTCGACATGTCGGCACGGCCGAGGTAGCCGGCGCTGAAAACCGGGTGCTGGAACATGCCAGCGCGGTCGGCGATGGTGAGCAGGTACCGGAGGTCTGCCTGCTCGGCTGCGAGCAGTGCACCGGACGAGGTAAAGGTCGCGGTCGTATTGGTCGCCATTCTAGTGGCTCCTGGCTGTCAGGTGAAACGGTCCGCCGGTTTCAGCCTTACAGCAGGTAGCGCCTGCGACTCGATGGCGTGTAAGCGGGTTGCCTTAGCACTACACCGAGTCGCGGCTGCTGTCAACGGCGGCCAGCCAGGTACGCGCGGATGGCCTCCTGCGCGTCGCGGTCGCCTCGCGCTGCGGCCATTCTCACCGAGGCGGGAATGCTGCCCAGCGCACCCGGTGACGCTGCAGGCTGACGCCCTGCCAGTGGTGCGGCCGGTGGCGCGGCAGGCGGTACGGGCTCGGCCTGGCGCTGCAGGTAGGGCCGCAGCGCGGCCGGGGTGTTGTCGGTGTCGTCGTCGCCCTTCCACGAGTCCATCCAGGCGGCGAGCTCCGGGCGCTCGTCCGCCGGGAGTCGAGCGTACAGTGCCAGCGCGACGGCCTGGCCCTCGTCGTCGGTGAGCCCGCGCCGCAGCATGGCCTCGGAGGTGCGCCACTGGTCGGCCGCGGTTGCGTGGTCGGCTTTCATGCGGTCTAGCTTCGCCTCGAGCGCCTTGACGCCCTCCGCCAGTCGGTCGCGCTCGACGGTGACGCTGTCGGCCTCGAGCAGTTTGATACGCTCGTGCGCGGCCTGCAGGTCGGTCGTCAGTTGCTGTATCCGCTTGCTGCCGCGACTAGCCCGCGGTGTCGGCGCCATGTCCTGCTCGGCCGGCGCGGCCGCTGGCTGCTCTGCCCCTTCTTCGCTCATCGTCTGCCCTCTCGTCGTCGAGCTCGCGCGTCACTGCGAGCGATGTAAGCCTCATCGTACTCGGCCAGGATGCGACGCGCCCAGCCTCTAGCCGTGTCGCCGCCCCAACCATCCCACGCCTGCCGGCCCTTGCTCGGGTACCCCGGCTCACCGCGCCGGAAGCCCTGCGCCTCTTTGTCGACCTCGTGCCGTGGGAAGTATTCGTACACCGCGCGCACATCGTCGAGCTGCATGGCGCCACCGCTGGCGATGAGCCGAGCCATGCCCAGGCCTCGCGCCGTCATGCCGCGCCGGCTCGGTGGTAGCTCCTCGCGCCAGTCGAGCGCCCGCTGCGCCGCGCGGCGCATGGCGTCACTCGGATACCACGGCGGCACGTGCGACCTCCTCGGGTGATGCGAACGGGTCGACCGACAGCCGCAGGTCTGCCAGCGTCAGCGCGCCGAGCTCGACCGCGAGCTGCAGCCGCTCAAGTTCCTCACGCTGCGGCGGAAGTGCGTAGTACCTGATTCGCCAGTCTGCGCCCTCGGGGAACAGGCCAGGTACTGCCAGGTTGCACGCGGTCGCGATGCGGTCGGCCAGCAGCCGGTCGGATGGCGCCATGCGCGGAGCCATGGCCACCTGCGCCTCGCGCTGCATCTCGCGCGTAATCGCCATCGCGTAGGCTGACTCTGCGTTGCCCGACTGGCGGTAGACGGCCAGGTCGGACCCGCCAGCAGCCAACGTCGCCCGGCCGTGCAGCCGTGCCACCGCGCGCCCCATCACCTCCGGGTCGGCGCCCGGCTTCCACTGGCTAGCGCTGCCGGGCTTCGACTCGTCAATCTGCTCGAGCTGCAGCACGCTCGTCGGGTCGGCGTCGATGACGGGCGCGCTCGTGCCGTCGAGTGACAGCTGGTTGTCCGCGCCCATCGGTGCGAGGTTCACGGTGTACCGCTGCGACCAGGCCGCCTCGAACAAACAGTGATCGAGGTAGCTGTACGCCATGCACGTGCGGTAGGTGCTCTCCACTACCTCGGACCGGTAGAACGGCAGCCAGAGACGCGGCCGACCGTGCACGTGGTACAGAACCCACGGGCACGCGCCCTGATTGTGCAGCGCCTCGGTTCCCTCGATGAGCTGGCCGTCAGTCGTCTCGAGGTAGGTGGCCTCATCCGTCCAGACACGTACCACCGGCTTGCCGTCGTAATGCCATTCTTCGCGCACCGTGCTCACCTGGCGCGGGTCGTCCTCGCGCTCGGTGGCCTCGATGATGTATGCCGGGCTGGTCGGGTGGAGCTCCACGACCAGGCGCCCGTCGACGAGCTTCACCTGGTACCGGATGGCGTAGTCATTGACGCCGATGACCTGCGCAAGCACGTCCTGCATCAATGTCGGGTACTGGGCGCGCTCCATAAGCTGATTCATCAGCAGCGATGCCGACTCGACCTCGTCACCGTCGACGATGCACCGGAAGCGTGGCGGCCGGTCGTACAGCGTGCTCTTGCCTTCAGCATCTTCGCGCAGGATGTTCGTCGAGATATCGACGACCTGCTCGCCGCCCCACGCTTGATTGAGCCGCTTCGACCCAAGCAGCTGACGCAGGTACTCATACGCATCACGGCGCCACGTGCCGTCCATGATGCGCTGACGGCGGCCCTGCTCGCGCCGGCGCTCGTGCTCGTCGTAGTGGTAAGGCATACGACCCCCTGGCAGTGTACTACGTTACCCGCGCCTGATTGTCACGGCGCGCCGCTTTCGACGCGAGAACGTCCACCTGTCGAGCGCGTAGAACAGCGCGTCGAGGATGTCCTTCGACGGGTGCCGGTCGGTGCCATCCCAGGTATCGAGAGCGTGCAGGACACGGGTGCAGGACGGGTGCACGGTGAGCAGGCTGCGCCCGTCGACGTCCTGCTCGACGGTCAGATAGTGCAGCCACCGGCGCCGGATGTCGGCCGAGCCAGCGCCGCGCCCCATGCCGCGCTTCGCGGTTCGGATGGGTGGGTGCAGTCGAGCCGCACCGGTGAGCTTGCCGAGCCAGCGCGCCAGGATGGCATTGCTTCGCTTCGCTGGCTTCTTGGAGAACGTCAACGCGCGGTCGCCGCAGGCGTCGTCTAGGTGCTTCCAGTCCAGGCCCCACTTGCCGAGCATGGTCAGCGTCGCCCGTGCATCGCCTCGAGGAGTCTGGCGGCCGGACTCGTCGACCCACTCGCCCAGGACGTACACGTGCGGGTACTCCATCGCGCCGCGGTCTTGCACCTGCACGAGCACGCCGCACTGCTTCGACGGTGCGCTGCCGTGGTCGAAGCCCACGCCGGTCCAGAGGTCCGCATCAGGCGGGTCGCCTATCTGGCCGTGCCAATACGTGTAGTAGCGGTCGACCGCTCGCACGTCCCATTCGCCGTGCACGACGATGCCGACCTCGCTCGGGTGCACCTTCGCCTCGAGCTCCGCGATGTACTCGGCACCAGCCGGCCGCCACTCCGGACCGTCAGGCCCTTCGACCATGACCTCGATGGGTTTCCGGTGCCCGACGGGGATGAACTCCCGCGCCGTTAGTCCTCGGTGATGCTGCTCCCACGGGCTGCCTTCGGCCTCGACGAGCTCGCGGAACCATTCCACGGGCGCATTGATTGGCGTCATACAGACCGCCATCCAGCCACCGCGCTCGATGCGCTTCGACGCCTCGGTGTAGACGCGCAGGCTCGGCAGCGGCTCGTCGGCGACGATGCCCTTTAGCGTCGCACTGGCAAGTGACTTGGTGCGCTGGTTGACGGTCTTGAATCGCACCGTCGAATAGCTGCCGCTGGTGTGCCGGATGCGGACGTGTGGGTGCTTGTGTCCGTAGCCCTGGCTCGGGTTGTACGTGTCATTCGGGTGCACAAGCTCGGTGGCGAGCACGCCGTGTAGCTTCCCCTGGATGATGACCGACTGCGCCCACGAGTCGCAGAGCACCCAGTACTCGCCCGGCTCACTGCACCAGCTTTGCCGCGTCGGATGAGTGCCGGCCGCGTGCAGCACCAGGTCGTACATCGCGACCGTCGTCTTGCCGACGGTCTGGTTTCCGGTCCGTAGCAGCCGGTAGCGGCGCGTGCTGTGTAGGTACTCGTGCTGTAGCGGCAGCCAGGCGAATCGCGCAGCCGGGTCGGCGTCGATGCTCGCCAGCAGAGCACCGAGCAGCAGCGCGGCCGAGCTCGGTGGGTTTGGCGTCACCCTGCCAAGTCCTGCTCAAGCACGCGCAGCAGGTGACGCTTCACCTCGTGCGGCGCCTGGCTCAACACTTCGGCCAGGTCGCCGACCTGCTGCACCTGCTCGGCCTCAAGCGCACGGCGGGCGGCTTCGGCGTTCTGCGCTGCAGCTGCCGAGCCCCGTGCGATGGCGACGGCCTCGAGCATTGCCAGCGCGTCGACGCGGTCGGCCTGCGCCGCGGTGATGGCGGCCTCGGTGGAGAGCAGGTCACCGACCAGCTCGCGCTCGAGGCGGAGGTGGCCGACCAGGGCGTTACCCGTCGGCCGGTCGTCCGCTCGGGCCTTCCGGCTGGCGGCGCGCAGCTCCAAAATCCGCCGATGGTGGCGGTTGAGCACGTCGATACTCGTATGTTCTGTCATTCTGCCCCCTTGTATCTGCACCTTTCCCCCCGAAAATGGGAAAGAGCGCGCGAAAGTGGACGTGCCTTTAGAG